AGAAAAAGCCGCTAAAAAGCGGCTTTCTCAGTAGGTTAAAGGTAGTTTTAGTTACCTATATGCTTGTCCATTTCCTCTACTACAGGAACTGCAGCTTCAGTAAGGCAGTACCTTACAAACACATCTACAGGGTTTTTTCCTGCTGGAACAGACAGAATCTGTTTCCCGCTATCCGTCCAGTAGATGCCGCTTTCTGTGGTCTTGATCACCTGATATTTAGCGGCCATCAAAACCTTAGTTTTCATAGCTACAGAAGGGTTGTCAAATGACTTAATGAAATTCTCTGGATTTCTCTTGGCGTAAACCAAAAGGTCGTGCTTAATCTCAGAGACTGGCCTGTCGATGTCTATTGACGCAGCAACCGCAACGCTCAAGAGCTCGTCCATCTCCTTGTCTCTAACCATAGTAATGGCGTCTGCCATCATAAACTCTTTGTCTACCTTGATCTCCGCCTTCTTTTCTTTGTTGACCGCACCAAAAAGACTGCCTCCGTTTGCAGTGTTTCCTGGATGCAACAACATGTACTCAAGCAAATTAGGCTGATTGTGATTTACAAAAAGCCTGCCTTCTTGGAAGATAATAGACTTCCTCGTAGCGCTTTCAGACTGTTCGTCTCGCCAAGGGCTCGGCTCGTTAGGGCAGTATCGAATCTCCCTAACTACATTTTTTTCTTCGTCGAAGACAGTTAACCCTCGCTGATGCATCATGAATACAGCACCCATAGGTTTTGTAGTCTTAAACTCTACAGCAAGATTTTTTTTGATTTCTCTTTTTATAGAAGGAGTTCCCTGGCTTGCGACAGGCTTCTTTGTAGCGGGTCTACCCCGCTTTGCAGTTGTATTAGGCATTGAATTAAAATTTAAAAGTGAGTGGTAAAAGAGAGGGAGGCGATCCCTCCCCCTCAGTTACCTGTTGTTTTATGCAATAACTCCAGCGGAGGTAGCGGTTCCGTTAAAGAGGTCGCTAACGTCAACCACGCCGAGCTCGGTAAACATAACCGTAGCTTCTTCTCCAGCGGCGTCAAACGTCATGGTAGCGTCCTTATAAGTCATCTTAACCACAGCGGCAGCAGACTCACTGTCAGTGTTCAAGCTAGTGACGTCGATGTGAACGATCTGACCAACAGCGGCGTTCACAGGAACGGTGTAAGTCGGAGCGGCATCAGCACCGTTAGCGTCGATCAAAAGCTTTGCAGAGACAATATCGAAAGCATCAACCGTTTTTGCGGTTTCAGCCGCATCAATGTCAAGCGTCATGGTGGCGCTTGCAGTCTGCGGTATGAGTGGGATCAGGTTATCAGCCATATCTAAATGTGTTGCGAAGATTAGGGAGAGGGCCGAAACCCCCTCCCTTCACTTCAGGTTAATCAAGTCAACAACACGTGTTGGTTAGCAGCACGGGTGATCAAGTTACACTCAGAACGGTAGTGGAACTTAGCCTCGTCCACGTCGTTCGTAGCGTGACCAAGAACACCGCCACCTTCCATCCAGTGGTCAAGCTCACGGCTGTAGCCGTTCACTTCTTTGAAGTTCATCTCCAAAGCAGGGGAGTGGTTACCAGACTTGGCATCCGCAACCGTGCGAAGAGGAACCATAGCACCCTTAAACGGCTTGTTGTCAAACGCACCGAGCAAAGTAGGATCGCTCAAGAGCTTCCATCCGTGCTTGTGGAACGTATAGCTACCTCTAGTAAAGCTCTTAAAGCCAAGCTTCACTGCCATGTCAGCGCTGTTGTTGAACGCACCGAACTGACCAGGAAGGCCAGCTGTAGTCTGTGTAGCGATACCAGCAGCCAGCATGTCGTCGATAGCGAGTGATGTAGCCGTGTCAACGTACATAGCGTACTCCTGAGGAGCGCCCTGCTTGTCAAGCTCGAAAATCATCGTATCGATATCAGCAAATCCAGCACCGTCACCGAAGCTACCAGAGGTCGTGATACCACGCCTAGAGATAGCTTGGAAGTAACCCTCAGAACCAGCGATACCGTCAGTAGCGGCAGAGCCGAGCTGAACGTCAGCCTCACCAGCGGTAGAGTTACCATTGGTTGGATTTTGACCGAGAAGCATCATCATCTCCCTTTGGTTCATGAAGCGCTTACGAACGTCCATTTCACCCTTTACATACCAACGGTACTCACCTCCACCGAGGTTGATCCATCCGATGTTCGTGGCTTGAGAACCAGTCACGCGGAAGGACTCCTTAGTAATAAAGTATGGGTTGACACGCTTGACAACCTCTGTCTGGTAGAACTCGTCTGGCTGACCCGTTCCTTGAGCGTAGACGTTACCGATGATCGCACAGTCAGCCTCATCGGCAGTATTAATAACGCTTCCATCCATGCTGACACCAGTGGTGGCTGTCTTTACGATGATTCTCTGCCCCCCTTCAGTAAGAAGAACGTCGTTAGCACGAGCTGCATGACCCGTTGCAAACGCAAGTTCGCAAACGTTGTCTGCAGTTGTCGAGGTTTCGGTAATCGCAACTTTAGCAACCTTGTGCAAGCGGCCTTCCTCCCAGTACTGAACTTCGTCAGAAGTACCGCCAGAACGCTTAGCTCCAGTGAGTTCAAGGAATCCAGTAATACCCTGGTCCCCATATGTGTTAACCAAGAGATCCCTGTTGTCAGGCTTGGTAACGTCGATCAAGTCTCCAATGGAGACGTACTTTGAAGGATCCGTTTTAAGGGTAGCCTTCAGGTTATTAGGTGTGGTATTAGCACCAACACCTGTATTATCTATGCTTAGAGCACTCATAACTTAATGTTTTTGTTTGTTTTTGTTTGTTTAAAAAGACCAAGTAGAACTTCCTCCCATCGCTTGTTTTAGTTGTGCAGTGAGACTGTCCTCTTGTGTAGGCCCACCTTGATTCGGGGCTTGGGTTTGTACGTTTGCCGCTTGACTCACAATGCCGCGCTGACCGTCTGCCATACCTTGTTGGTATACAGACTGAACAATCTGTTCCATATTGTCAACTACCGCTCTGTGTACATTAAGCTTATCGTAATCCCATGCACCATCCTGTTGGACGTAAGGATCAAAGTACTCGTCAAGGCGAGTGTTTTTCTCCATCAACTCACTTCGGTATCTATCGTTAAGACCGAACGTAAAGCTCTTTCCATTACCAAGGTCAAATTCAACCCCGTCTAAAGCTTGCGTCTCGGCCTCCATTGAGCTGTACCATTGGTCGTCAAAAGGAGATTCAAATTCTTCGCTCTCTTGCACCTCTGGAGCTGAGTACCTACTTCTAAGTTCTTCAATTCCCTGACGTGCGTTCTGAGCGTCGATCTTCATTTGCAACTGCGAGAGATTAACCTCCTCCTCTGAGTGCAGATTTGGGTCGATCTTGTACTTACTGGACATAAGCGTAGACACCTCTTCTTGAGAAAGGTTTGGGTAGTCAGATGCCATTTGGACCTGAATAGCAGTCATATCATCCATTTCGGATGGGTTTAGCTGCTGATATATAAACCAGTCTTGAGGTGAACGCCCAGTCTCAGCTACAAACTCAGCTATCGCTGAAATCCGTTCGTCAACATCGCTCTCTTGTTGCGCCTCAAAAAGATCATCCAAGTTATTTACCTCTATACCAAGCCTTTCGCTTAAGTAGTTGGCTACAGCCCCTTCAACATCTTCTTGAGAGTACTCTTGTTGATTCCCCTCTTCAGGGGCATCGATATATTCTTCACTGATCTGAGCGTCAAACTCAGGCTCTTGCTGAACCTCTTCAGGCGCCCCTTGTTGAAGCGCTTCAGGTTCTTGAGCTTGCTGAGAATCAACAACTTCAGATAAATTTGCATCATCCACAAAAGAAAAACTAGGAGCTTGTTGCTCCTGTCCTTCACTAGGGTTAATTTGCTCTTCCATAAATTTTATTTGATACAAATATAAATATCAATCACTTACGGAACTTGGCTACCTTTTTCTTTATGCTCTTGGGCTGGGCAACAAACTGCTTACCCTCTTTCTTGCCCTTTGCCTTGGCCCTATTTGTAGCAGCCTTTTCAGAAGATGATAGTGATTTCCACGCGGCGTCAGGCAAATACCTTCTTTTACCCTCTGATTTCTTTCCGCTGGAGGTTCTCCATTTTTGCTTGCTCCATTTGGACAGCTTATTCCCACTAGACTTTTTTCCAGAGTAAGTTCCTCCAGAACCCTTGTAATACTTTACAGCCAGCTGCATAGCCCTCGCAGAGTGCTTTCCACCCATCTTAGCCTTAGCTCTGGCTTTAGCTGCTGCCCACTTAGCTGGGTCTCTCTTTGTCGCTGTCTTAGCCATGGTTAGCCACCTTGAACTTGGCTTTGTCTACAGCTCCAGGGTGAGGCTTGTAGTCCCCTTTCATAAGGAAGTAACGCCCCCGCTCTTCCATCCAGTGGTATCCAGACGGAGGAGGCACAGAGACAGTTTCTTTGCTCACCTTGAGTTTTCCCCCTTTGCTGTACTTAATAGGCTTCATCAGTCAAAGTAAACTACTACCGCAGCATTAACATGTAGCTTACTCCATCTCCCATATATCATCCTGTCGGCAGGAACTACCACCCCTTTGAGGTCAGCAAACCCCTCGTCAGACTCAGTGGCGTCGGAATTAGTAATAGTTGTAGCAGCGAGTGTATACACCATCACTATTGTTTTACCAGCTGGAATCGTCACGGCTCCAGATGCTGTATAGGCAGAGCCCCCTTGACCCAGGGCTATTTCGTTTGGAAAATTCATTGTACTTGGTTTTTTGCTAGAAGAAGTTTGATCTCTTGGAGCTCCTTAAGAAGAGTCTCGATGTTGGCCTTAAGCTCTCCGTTATCAGCCTCAAGGACTGTAACCCTGGACTTAAGGACTGTGAAGTCGTTTTGGAACTTTAACCACATACCTATTATAGCTGCGATTATACTAAGTAGTTCAAATTGAGTTAGCGTATCCATTTTTAGCAATTCCATTTTCTCAGTGCAAGTGCCTTACGAGTCGGTTTTCCATTGGGCTTTTTCATCGGCCCTTTGACGCCGCTCATACGAGCACAAAAACTCTTTCTCCTCTTTGCTGCTTTACTTCCAGCTTTAAGCTTTGAGGGCGGGGTTGTTACAGCCATTTTAAGCTTGCTTCCCGTCTCTTTATTATACTTGTTTACTCCAGCTTGCGTAAGTCCTCCTTTAGGGTCTTTATGCTTTCCCATTTTAAGTCGGACTCGGCCACCTTTTTTGTAAGACTTGCAAGCTTTCATAAATACAAATATAGTATTAAATACTACTCTAAAACATCAGTAGGAAGAAAGTCTTCTGTAGGCCAATCAATCTCATTCAGCTGCAGCTTAACTTGATCGTAGTCGTATGGACCTAGATATGGGTTTGTTGTTGCGGGAGTGTAGTTACGGTCATCAGTTTTAATGATGAAGTAAAGCCCGTCACTACGATATGATAGCTTGTCTGATGACTCCAGCACTTTGCTGAAATCAATATCGTTGAGGTCTAAGGCATCAATAAAGAAATACCTTCTTGTTGCTGGTATAATCATATTGTCCCGTATCTATCGACGTATGCGTCAAAGTTCTGCTCTATCTCTGCGGCAGACAACACTCTGTTGTACATCATTAGCTCGTAGGTATTCGTGGACAAAGCATTAGAGCTAACCACTGGATTGCCATTGTATTGGGTATTCAATGGCGATACCCCATGATGCCAATACTGGCTGCCATCTTTAATCTGGCTTGTTGTATCGTAAGACAGGTTCAAACTAGAACCGCTAAGACCACTTCCTCCAGTAGATGCAGTGGCAGTAAACGTTTGTCCATTGATGTAACAAATAAAATTGTTGGTTGAGCTAGAGGTTAAGTCAACCGTCATAGCAACATGAACCTTAGTGTCGGGTTTTATTTCGTACTGACTTCGACTACTGTTGTACTGAAAGTAAGTTGACTGATTACTAGGAGGCTTCATTGAAGCAAGAGGCCCATAGTAATTGCTATGCTGAAACCCGTAAAGACTAAATCTAATGAGTGTACCTCTAGTAGAACTGGACGAAGTTGTTCTCCTGCGCCTACATGTCATTCCACAATATGCGTCGCTTACTACATACCCCGTACTCCCATCTTCAGGAAAAGAGCAGACAGCCATAAAGGTGTATTGATCCTGGTCGTGTGTCTCACTACCACCAGAGGCTGACCCTTCTCCATAAAAATAATCAGTTGAAGGAACAATTATTTCACCGTAGTCATCCGTCCCATCAAACTGTATGTAGTTGTCTCCTGCGTTAGGCTCAGTCGGACCATTGTATAGGGTCATACTATACCCGTTAGAACTCAGGTCGGTCCAGGTAGTTGGGGTAGTAGACGAGTTGTAGCTATTCTCATCTCCTGCATTGAAATGCATCTCCAAGCCACTACTTACATAGTCGGTCAAAGATACAGATGTCGCCTCAGACCCGTTAAACTTTGCAATGTTTGCCTTAGCCGTGCTGTTAATCTCAGCAACTGAACTTAAAGACAAAGAATTTATTTTTTCAATAGCCATTATGAAAGCTCGATGTAGTCATCAGAAGGATTAAAGTATATTAGCCCTGTACTCATAGCGTAACCCACTATGCGAACTATGTCGCCTGTAGTGTAAGAACTAATGTCATTTGTTATTTCTCCAGCTGTAAGGCTTACATAAAGCGTGTCTCCTGGAGTGAAGCTGTTGCTAAACGAAATGACACCTTTGATAAACATGCCATCAGTTGTAGCACTTGAACCTAAAGCAATACCTAGCATACCCGCAGTTGTTGATGCTGCGTCAGCATCTGCATTCACCCATCTTGAAGCAGCAGGAGAACCCGCAGCCGTCATATATCTCAACTGCCCAGCCGACATGGAGCTGGCTGCACCCCACTTTAGCACCTCTCCTTCGTATGAATCATTAGAGTACGCAGTGTCCCTAGTTTCATACTCAAGGTATATACCGTCCAGTACGTTTGTAGACCCGCCACCACTAGAAGGAATGTCTGTCCAAGAACCGCTAGAGTTCTTGAACTGCATAGTTCCTGAGTTGTTTTTAAAGCCTGCGTCTCCCGCTGTGGTTGCTCCGCTTCCTGATGGAAAAAGGTATAGCGTACCGTCGTCGTCAAGCTCTAAGTGTTTTCCTATACCCCCTCCGTCTGGCTCCGTAAATATTTGCAAGGATGTTCCGTCAGTCCCGACCTCATTCATTCTAAGCAATACCCTAGAAGCATTGCTATCCGTCGTCATCTCTAAGCCTGGGTTGTCACCAGAACCACCCTGTAGTGAAAGCCTTCCGTTTAGACCCGTTCCTTTAATATTAAAAGCCCTAAGGTTGGCAGGAGACGATCCAAATAAAGCCGCGCTTGAAGTGATGCTGCTTACCCCAGTTAGTGCCTTAGAGTTTAAGTTAACATTTGAAGAGGCCCCTGAATAAGGTATGAGCCCGTCAAGAGTGGTTTGCAAAGAGGTAATTTCAGATATTGAATGGTTATGAGAAGAAGGAGTAAAGGTGCTAGGAACTGATGTCAGGCTTGTGTAAGACCCGTCAAACAACGACGGTTTTCCTGTTAGGTCTGCGTATGCACCACTAAACAGCGATGTGTCTCCTTCTAATGCTGTTCCACTTGTCGTTCCAAAACCTGGAAAAGAAGTTTTAGCGGTGTTCGCTGTGATCGCGCTTGCTTGGCCCGACGTGATGCCCGTCTTGGCTGTGTTCGCAGTAATGGCTGACGCCTGAGACGATGTTATTGTTGTCGGAGTATTGCTTAGATCATCGTAATCGTTTGATAAAGCCACATCTGACAAATCACCCGTATTTGCCTTTGCTGCTAACGCGCTTACCAATCCAGTGATTTCGCTTTGAGCATGAGAGTGAGAGGCTGGGGTGAAAGATGAGGGTATTCCAGAAAGGCTAGAATAGGCCCCATCAAACAGAGCTGTGTCACCTTCTAGGGCAGTCCCCGACGCTGTGCCGAAACCTGGAAAGGAAGTTTTAGAAGAGTTGGCGTTAATAGCCAAAGCTTGAGAAGTTGTGATAGTCATTGTGTCCCCAGCTAAAGCTGTAGAACTTGAAGTTCCAAGCTGTAGAGGAGTAGAAAACTCCAATGCGTTTCTACCTGCATTAACAACCAGAACTTGACCCGTGGATCCAAATCCAGACGGAGTATCAGTAAGACCAATAAGAGTAGAGCTGCCTCCGCTACCTCCGCTTTGAGATACAAACTCAAGTCCTGTTCCTCCAGAGTTTACAGCAAGAACCTGTCCAGACGTACCGAGAGAGGAAGGGACCTGTGCAAGGTCAGTGAGCGCCAAGGCAGACCCCCCTCCAGTGCCAAGGTATATTCCGTCTTCGGCAATAAACCTTCCGTGAACAGTAAAAGAAGATTCGAAATGCTGACCCGTTGACGCAGTCGCTGTAAAAAAATCTCTAGTAAGGTTTGAGTACGCTCCTGTGCCAACTACGGACCCAATATCAGCTCCGCTTGCACCTGTTACCCTAACCTCAAGTCCAGAAGTTCCTTGACCAGCGCTTCTTGTTACGTTAAGCTTTGAGTTGTTGTCGTCTACAATAAGCCTACCACCGAAACCTCTTGCCAAACCTTCGGTTTGGTGAGTAAAGATGGTTTCAGAAGACTTCTGAGACAAGTCGTCACCGATGACGTATGAGTCTACCTCCGAGTTAGAGAGAAGAATGGTTCGAAGGCCGTTTATTGTATCTGATATATTGGACCCCAGGTCGTTCCCTGAAAAGTCCTTATAGTTATCATACTCAGAAGAAACAACCTTTTCTCCTTCTACAAAGATGGATATAGTTTCCCCACTGGTATACTTAAAGACAATGTCTTTAAACTTGTCTACTGTTTTAATGTGATCAAAAGATGTCCCTCTTATATCAATCTTTTTATCCTCTCCAGTCTTATATACCCTTATCTCCATTGTAAGTCAGCCTAGTACAAATATAGGTGATTTACACAGCTTGAGTTGAGAGGTTGCCGCTGTTGTCTACACCGAGTCTGTACTTTGTTCCGTTAGGTGAAGTAAGTACTACGTCCTCTTGAAACTCCACGTCTTGACTAAATGTTACGTCGCCATTGACTCCAATATCTGGGTACTGTTTTACGTTTCCTTGAACGACATCTATCGCGCTAATAGAAGTTCCCGTTCCTTCTCCGTTGTCCACGGCAATTTGAGCCCTCCCATAGGGTCTTCCACCCACGACGTTTTCAGTAGTTTTAACGAAGGTTCCAGACTGAAACCCGATTAAAGCACTATTAGAGTCTAGGATCACAGCGCCTCCGTCGTTTATGTTTCCATTATGTACGAACTCAGTAGTCTCAGTCTTTCCCGCAGTTGTGTCTAATCTAACAGAAGTGCCTATATCTAAATTTGAAAGAAGTATATCTTCTAGGACCGAGATAACCTCCGCCCTGTTAGAACCTAGTGAGCCCCCATCCTTATTTTTAAACACGCTGTAGCTAGAAGAATCAGCAAGAGTTGAAGTGGACGTATAAACAATTATATTGTTGGGTTCTTCGGCATCTCCTAAAACCCCCAAAAAGTCATTATTTTCATAAGACACAATGGACCCAGACGGAAACTTAACCTTTATCTGACCATTTTCTCTATAAACTCTGTAGCTCGACATCTTAGCTGTTGTGTGGCACTAAGACCACTTCAATATTTTGTAGAATTGCGGAGTGGGCGTTGATGACGCCATAGGGGGGGCCCGTAGAGAAGTCAATAGTTCCTCCAGCGCCAGAGTTCCTCGATGTGGAAATGTCAACGTCTGTTATTCTTACCCCTAACTCAACACCTATTGCAACGCAAGAGACGTCGTTTTCAGTCTCAAAAATGCCTGAGCCATGTTGAGATAAATAAAGGGCACTTATGTCTGCTTCTTGCGTTTGATTTGGGTTAGTATCCGCAGTATTAGGGGATATAAAATTAAAAAACGCCGTTCCTCCACCATTAGGCACTCCAAAAGAGGAAAAAGGAATGTCTCCTACTGTAACTATTTTTGTGTTTATCACGCTAGAGCCAAGATCTCCGACGGAAGTTGGTGGCGACGAATATTTTTTTACCCTAACAAAAGTTTGAAAGTTAGATCCGCTGTTGAAATCAACCGCTTGATTAGCGTGAAACGCTATTAGATTCCTTTTTCCAGATGGGAGAACAGGTGTAGTTCCGCTATAGGCGTTTTCACTAGTGGGAGGTTCTCTTAAAACAAGACGGCTAGGGGACCCTGGATACGCATTTATTGTAAAATCGTTATTGGGTGTGCTTGCGAAAACAAAAGGATCTCCTAATGAAACAGAGTCGTCATCGTAATGACTGTCGCTGTAGGTTGTTGGTGCTGAAGCGCTAAATATGCTTACTGTGGCCGCTCCAGACGTGACGGTGGGAGGATCCAGTCCCGTGATTCCAATTAAGTTTGGTGGACCCGTTCCCCAATTTGCAAAAGCATAATATCTATCATAGCCTCCACTCCAAAAGTTGTAAATCGGGCCAGACGTTGAAGTGGACGACGACTGTGCTGTTGTACCCCAGCTCATCGGAACAGAAACAACGGTGTCTTGAAGCTCGACGGTTGGATCCACCGTCTCCCCAAACACACCGAGAAGAGTCAAAATATCATTTACCCCCACAAATCCATCGCCGTCTATGTCACCACCACTTGACGTAACTCCAGCAGACCCTCCATATACTGTTACATCTCCATAACCTCCAGAAACATATTCGTCAGCGATGCCAGCTCCTAGCATTGAAATAAATTGGTTGACACTAATCTTTGCGTCACGAATTCTTCCCTGGTCGTCTGTCACTGATATAGCGAGATCTGTTGAGTTGTTACTTGAAAGAAGAGCCGCGTTTAGCTCTCCGTCAATAACATCTTCAGCGTTTGGAAGAGACTCTAAAAGAAGCTTAGTCTCAGATAGCCTTATTATAGTGCCATTATCTATGTAATCTTGAATCACTTCAAGTATAAGGAATGCGGTTTGAGTGCCGTAGCTATCCGAATTCACCAGTGAGGGACCAACAGATGGGCTGCCACCGTTATTCCACGTATCATCTACTACAAGGTATGCGCCGTCGTTTACTCCCGCGTAGTTGCCGTCTCCCACGTCATTAATGCCAGATACTTGAAATACATCTCCTTTTCTTAACCAATTTGCCGTACCCGACCCAACTAAAAACCCTTCTGTTGTAAGAACATTCCCGTTAAACCAGCCCACCTTTACGGCCGAGCCGACAAACTTTAACATTGAATCCCAGTTGTCACCTTCGTCCCAATCTCCCCCAGTATGAACACTTATCTGAGGATAGGTAGTACCCACCACAGACAAGTATCCATTAGACTGCATAAGCTCCGACAGCTCGTTTCTGTCTTCTACAGTACTGAAAACACCAAGACCCTTTACCTGTTTGGTGCTAAGGTCAAGTATCGGCCCACCACACGATTCTAGTACGTCGCCGATGAATACTGGCATTACTCTACGTTGATGTAGTCAATGCAGCCCTTAATGTCGTTTGCACTAAGCTCGCTGCAATCCTCTTCTTTCAAAGTAATTTTCTCGATCTCTACCTTTTGTTTCTTATCCAAGAGAGACCTTACGTCCTCTTTAAACTTGGCTGCGGCTTCGTCTGGCACGACCTGCTTCCCGTCCTCGTCATAAGAGGCTGTCTTCAAGTCTTCGATGTACTCGTTGCGCTTAGACTCAAACGGAGACACTATAGCCTCTAGGGACTTGATGTTCTTCGCAATCATATACGTCTGTTTAAACGGGAGCTTTGCACCCGCCACCTTATTGAAGCCTTGCAGAGCCTCAATACACTGTTCCATTGTAATCGTCATGTGAATTGAATTAGTTCCGCTAAGATACGAAACTTATCCGAAAACAATGAATTTTATTGCGTCGTCCTCGATGGCTCCTTTCACGAAAACGTCACAAGACTTATGATACTCATCTGCAGTCCCAGTTGTTCCATCTGAAGCCCTGGTTGATACCTTGGGGTGAACCACCGCCCCAATAGGCGGAAGCAAAGATCCAGAAGCCCGCGCCGTAACAATTCCAATGACGTACACGAGGCCATCTCCGTTTTCAAGTCCGTGAAGTATTCTTATCGCTCCGTTCGGTCTAGGCTCAACCACTGTGTCTGCAATACCATACGTAACTGGGACGACAGACATCCTAGCGTATGATCTGTCAAAGACCTGGTCGTAAGTGGATTGGTTTACGGATCCAAGAGGAGTGTACACAAACGATTCTGTCTGAGAGTACTGCTTCAAAAGGCCAGTCGGCGTAGTAACAAACTTGAGGTCGTTTTCCGAGTCGTCATCTGCAACGTCGTGATACAGAAATTCGTTCGCCGTCTCTACAATAGGGGTCAAACTAACATCCCCTTCAGATAGAATCCTACCCCCGTCTTGAGTGCCACTGTATGTCGGGTCTCCGTTGTCGTCATTTTCTCCAGTAGGAACATACCCGTGGTTCAATCTCCAGAACCCGTACTCGTGGTTGCTATTGCTCGTAACGTATTCTATTCTCGGTCTTCGATATGCGTTAGTTCCTCCCGCATCATTAGTTCCGTGAAACACCTCCAAGCCAAGACCAGAGTCGTCTGGAATGTTGTTGTTGGCTATGTTCGGAGAAAGGGACCCATCGGCCTCTCTTGCAACACCGATTTCGAGCATGGTGTCCTCGAAAGACACAGTGCTCGAAGCTATAGTCGTTGTGGTTCCAAGAACAGAAAGGTCACCATCGATGGTTGCGTTTCCGTAAACCCTAAACGTTGCGTCGAGGAGCCCGTTGCCATCGTCATCGAGGCCGCTCTGATTAACCGTAAGCGTACCTGAAACCGCATTCTGCTCACCGATGTTTACAGCTGAGTTCAGTTTGACCTGAAGGTCGCCAGAGGTGGCGGTGGTGGCGTTGTCGTCTACAACGAGAAGGTTTCCGTTTGAGTGCGGCTGGAGAGTCGAAACACCGATATTAAAGCTATCAGTATTCGTAAATGCCATATCCCCAAGGGCTCTCGTAAATACCTTCGTAGCCGAAGAGCTTGGAGCGCCGAGCACAGAACTCGGACCCAACACGAGAGCCGTATTACCAGAAGTGGTTGCAGGGAGTCCAGAGATAGAGAGTCCGCTGAATTTATTGGTGTACGGAGTATCACCGTTATCCTCGTCAACATTGGTGTTCAGTTCAGCTGTTGTAAAGCTAGGCACGGACAGCGCGAGACCGACAGCGTTGTCCATCAAAATCGACGTGGCTGCCACAGTTCCAGTTATCGTCTCCGTCCTAGATAGGGCGGCGTTAAACTCTGCGTTGACTGTAACTCGTCTAAATGCTCCGTCAGCTGCGTCAGTACCACCGAACCTAGCTACGGTTTCTAGGACATTAGGGGTGGCGGAACCTTCGACAACGAGCCCTCCCATAGGGTCACCGTCAGTACCAATGATTGCCCTATCTACGAAGTCAATTCGCTTCAGGTAGCTATCTCCGTTGATTGCCCGAATAGCAATCGGTGAGGCGTCGTCTGATGGAACTTGACCGTCACCAGTTTGAGTACCTTGATCGAAGACTCCGTGTACCTCCGAGGCGGTGGGGACGTTTATCGTAAGGGGTCCAGTGGCATCATCAGGAACAATAACAGACCCCAAGAAAGATGCAGGGTCAGACTCATCAGTGGTATAGTTGTAGTTTGTTACTACGCTACTGAAATCCGAGCCAGAGTTAGTGGTGATGGTGTCAGAAAGGGGTTTCCATGCATCTACAGTTCCCTCATACGGCGTGGAGCTTCCGTTTCCCGTAACCGTAATGTCTGCAACAGACTGGGTGGGGCTGACCATCTTAGAGAGGTCTTCGAGGTAGTAGAAGGCGCCAGCGGCAGTTTCCGTGGGGGCTTTCAGGTTTACGGAACCGACCGTTATGTATGCGGTCAAGCCATCGGTAATCTCCTGAGCAGTGACCTCTATAAGCGGAGATGTATTCTCCACATAGATTATCGTGCTGTGGTTCTTAAACTGTCCTATTGCCGTAGGCGTCTCCCCGTTGGAGAGCAGCGCAAGGTCATAGAGGTTCGCAACGGAGGTCCTTACACCACCTCGCGTAAAGTTAGAGTCTACCAGACCCTTGCTGCTACTATTGTGTACTAGTGAGTCAATAAAACCTATTGGCATGCTTTCTTTTTTTTATCCGAATACGTAGGTAGCTCCGTTGCTGAAGGCGCCGTCGTTTGCGTTGCTTATGTATACTTGATAGTTTACTGACTTCAAGTTGGTTCCTCCTCCGATATCCACTCCAACCCCGTTGTCGTTGTTGTTAAGGGCTTGCGTAGCGGATTCTCCGCTTTGAACAATCCCTCCAAGAGCGGGCAAACCGTCAGTTGTTGCGAATGAATTCAGAACTGGGGCTGGAGAAGAAAAGTTAGCGTCAGGAATACCTATATACAGGTAATTCGCGTTGTCAGAGGGCGTGATATTCTGAAGGGAAGATATAACATCCGAATCCGACACTCCGCTTGAGCCCAGGTTAATTCTTTTTTGAGACACTCCAAGGTTGGTGGCCTGAGTTCCACCCGTAAGGCTTCCAGGAATAGTCGACAACGTCGCATCTGAAGGCGAGGTCGCATCATACTTATAGAACACGGGAAGATAGAACTGAGTGGTTATCTGAGTACTGGTGTTCGTTGTGTTGAGTGTTGAACTATATGCATCCCAAGTATACGCTACTGAGTACTCAATTCTGAAAATGTTTGTGGAGCTCGAAAGGGCTGCTCCCGTCACTCCATTCGCGTCGTAGTTGCCGCTAGTTCCAGAATACCCCTCGTCAAACGCTATGTCGTAAGTATCTCCGTTTGTAACGGTAAGACCAGTATACTCCTTTACATCTTCAGCAGTACCTCCATTGACACTTCTTCTCAAGGTGATCGCACTAATGGTGGTTGTAGGCGTATTGTTTGTGAGAGTTATAGCGATAGCAGCATCGACACTTCCAAACGTCCTTCTTGACGCCGTGGTGGTGGTGGAGTTGCTCTCTCCGATTGCCACATTTCCGTTAGAATCTCTAGTATTCCCTCTACCGCTGAAAGAAGCAAGTACAACACCATCTACATCAAACTTACCTCTGTTGTCTCCGCTTTGATCTGCAGCACTCAAAGTTGCAGTGGGGTAAGTGTCTTGAGGGTCATTACCCGTGATCTCAACCTTATAGGCAAACTCTCCGCTACCTCTTGCTTGAATAGAAACCTGCTCAAAAACATAGAAGGTAAAATAGCCTCCCACTGTAGATGCGGATGCGTTTTTGCTCAGGTTCTGAATAGATGCGAAGTCATCAAAATTGACGTCTCCAGCTACGTAGTTTTGACCATCAGAAAGCTCAAGGGGTCCAGCAAGCTCACTGCTCCCAATAACGCCTTGATACACCTTCCAGCCGCCAGCACCACTATTCAAAGCAGCGTCCCAACCCATGTGGGCAATCAGGCTAGAGTTATCGAAAGAGGAATCCCCGTCTCTGTAAACCTTTATATCCTTGATTCCAAAGTCAACAAGATCTCCAGTAGTGCTGGTTATAGAGGTTCTGTTCGGGTTCCTTACAGCAAACTGAATATTGTTGGTGGGATTTGTGGTTCTTGAGGTTATCCGATAGCCCTGGGACGTCATAATGTCTCCAGTGTCGTCGAACTCAATATGTGCGGCTGCGGGAACCTGGTACTGAGTAAGAGCGTCTTCGATAACCTCCAGGGCCGTCTTGCCGTTGGTCGGTACGATTTCGTTGTTTCCGTACTTACCGAACTTTCCAGCTTCACCAATGTTCGTGGTTATATTGCTACTAAAAACGGGAGTGCTTCCAACTTGCTTCCATTCTGATGAAGCTGCAGAAGCTCCTCCGTTTATACTAAGGAAGTTGGTAAGGTTGCTGGTAGAATCTGGGGTTTTGTGACCAGTAGTAGCGCCACCACCACCGACTCCATGAGTAAAGGTTCCATTGAACATGAAAACCCTGCCCTCACTCCTTTCAACGAGGAGCATACCTTGAACTATCTTGTTTCTGGATATACCATCATCCTCAACACCCGCTTGATATTCAACAAGATCTGCGTATTCATCTATGAAAACAATACCCTTGGTAGTGTTGTCAGAGACGTCAAGTATCGGAAAATTCTTATTTGAACTCCGAAGTTCGTCACCAAAATATATAGCCATCCTAGACTTTCGTTATTTTAAGATCTAATTTTATGTCGTCAGTAAAAGCCCCAGACTGAACAAACCTATAGTACTTCACCTCTGTTCCTTCTTGATTTACATAGGCCTCTCCATTAGGCTTCTGATTGCCCAAATATACTATAGATTTAGTTAGTGAATAAGCCCCTGACCCTGCAGTCGTTGCCGCGCATTCATCAAGAGAAAATACAGAGGGTATCTCAACCACGGTATACCTGTATGGGTCTCCAGAAGAATAAACGTCTGACGGACCTGGGGTTATGTCAGCTATAACCTCCTGCTCTTCAGATTCATATTCTGTTATTCTGTAGGAGAACACGTCCTCGTTGGGTTCTACACCAACTACATCTTCCATCGTTGTGCTCCCGTCTTCGTACAAGTTTACGTTAGACCCAAAGGGATTATCTTCTATGTTAGACCCCCTTGGATTGGAGGAAATAGTAGTAAAAACCCTTATCTGCTCTGTTCTAAAAAACTCAAAATCAGGAGATTTAACCTCTCCATCTTGCGTAGTTGTCTTGGCGTAGATACAGTTTTTTCCCTTAGAAGTGAAGTTGGTTATGTTTATTCCTGGAAATGGTATTACGAATGAATGCGTCTCTATTTCGCTGTCCTGAAGGCTTGAGGAGGATTGAGATTCTATCGCTTCCTCAGATCCGTCGGAGTTTTTGACATACACTACAAGAGCGCCTGTCATGTCCAAAGTCCTTGTAACACTTACGGTTAAGGCACTCAAAAAAACGGACTTAAAAAATGGAACCTGAAATCCACTTGAGGTGCTTTGAGTGTAGACACCAGAACTCTCTACAGACACCTGACAATTAATAATTTCTATAGAGGTGTCTCCAGTTAATAGATCCCTTACTATCTCCTCTATTTCCGTAAGCTGAGAATACACCTTACCACTCTCCGCCTCTCCTACAGGGTTCGTTACAGTAAGTTGCTCAGTCAAGAAGCTACTTCCAGAACCAGATGTTCCTGGCTCCCCTTTCTCTCCTTTATCACCTTTAGCCCCCTTTCCAAAAACATCTATAGACCTAGATACAGGAGCGATAGAAACCGACGTAGACGAGCTAGGAAGGACAGATACAGAAACTGAACTAGAAGTAGCTGTAGACACTGTTTTAGCGGCCCCAGAAGGGACTGTTACTTCAGCATACTTGGATCCAGAAAGCACCACGACATAGCTTTCCCCGCTAGAGGCGGAGATGCTTATGTTATTGTCGTCAGTGACTTTCATTAGCTAACCTTTTTTACAATTAAAAACGTACCACCAATGATTTCAGCCGAAAAAGAGTTGTCAGCATTAAACTTAGCAGAAAGAAAGAACCTCATTGCGTCTCCTTCTTGTAAGTCAAACAACCTCGTCAGAGAAACCCCTCCTTCATTAATACCAGACTGCCCTGTGTTACTATGTCTTGTGGAATAGTTACTAGCCACCCCATGAGCGTCCTCTACAAAATTATTAGATTCCGCGTTTACATCGTAGTCAGTACAAACCGAAGCCTTTATAGTCAACCCCACTCTAGCGTTGTTTCCGCTAGAGACAGATGAAATTACTCTGCTGTTACAAGTGATCTCATATATTCCGTTACTTGGAATTATTACAAGGTTTGAATTACTAGGATCTTGCTGAATCTGTAACTCGTTTATAGAGGGCGTATCAAAGCATAAAGAGTGGCTAGTTTCATTGCCGCCAAACTCAAAACCCATAGTGACTGAGGGGTGAGCGTCAAACTGAGAAACCAGTACAGGCGACCCCCCAGAACCTGGAGGTCCTGTAGCCCCATTTTCGCCATCAGACCCAGGCTCCCCGTCTCTGCCTTTAAATATATCTACCTCTACCTTCATGAGGCTGTTATTGCCACATCACCGTTGACAATAAAGCTTCCGAACAGAACAGTTGTGTGGGGTCCATCTACGTTGTCTGTAGCCGTGTTTGGGCCAACGTACTGAAGGTCGTAAGTGTAAGACCCTGGTTCTACCGTCCTCATCTCAGTGGCTGGAACGGTTATTACCACAATTCCAGTCTCAGCACTGTTCGTTAAGCTGGTCTCAAACACAAAGTCTGCCGTACCGTTTGCCACACCAGTTCCGTGACCAGCGCCTGCTGACGCGTCAGTACCTATTACAACTGGCCTATTCCCATTGGAATCTTTTCTTCCTCGAACCTGCATAGTAAACTTATAAAATTCACTTACTAAAGGCAAAACCGCCCCGTCAGAATCTTTAAGCGTAAGACTCATGTTAAAGGTATCACCCCTTCTGCATGTTACGTCCAGTCTAGACGACTGGTCTAGATCAACCTTGGCCATTTTGTATGATGTTGTTTATGATGTCTTGAGACGAATCTTCTTCTTTTGGCATGCCCGAAGCCTCAGGAAGCTCCCCCCTTTCTCCTTGCCTTTGAGAAATAAGCTTACTCTGCTCAGCCGACTGCTTTTTTACCCTTTCGTCTTTTCTGTCTTCTTTTAAGACTTCAAGCTTTTCTTTAAACTCAGCGTCGTCGGTCTTAAATCCTAAGGTCGCTTGAGCTTTTATCATTTCTATTTCCTTTCTGTGCTCATGCTTAAGCACTTCCATCTGAGACTCCAGCTGAGATTTCATTTGCTCCATCTGAGCGTCAATCTGAGCCTTGGCTTGCATTTCTTGAAGTTTTGCCTGACTTACGGCCTGGGCAGCCTGAGCCTGAGCCTGAGCTTGCATTTGAGAATTTTGTTGAGCTATCTGCTGGTTTGCCGCCATTCTTTTTTTTCTCCTTACAACTAAAAGCCTTTCAGCTTGATTTATGTCTTTTAGCTGTCTTATAGCAATAGCATCCTCTATATCAAGCTCCTTTTGAGCAAGGGACACCTGTATGTTTTGCTCTAAATACTGCTTCTCTACGTCCTCCATCTCCTTTACCACTTGCACACCGAAGTTGTACATAGACAGGCTGTTAAAAGACGACAAAGTCTTCATATTTTCTTTTCCTATCGCGTTTTCATAAGCTTTATGAAGAACCGACTCGACGGGTATAATTTGAAGGCACTTAACAATGTCGGAACAGACCTTCTTGAACAGCACCATAGAAGAGTTGGTTATATCATATATGGCGTTATTACCCGCAGCTATAGCCTGCTGCCTAACCCCAACCAATGCGTCCCCTTTAGGTGACGTCCCATCCATGGCTTCATTGATTCCAGTAGCGTCTCTAATAAGCCTTAGGTAATGGTTATACAGAGCAATAAACTCATTTATATTTCTAATGCTGTTGCCAATCTCACGGATAGGAGGGTTTTGAAACCCCCCCTCTGGGTTTTTACTCCTGTAATAGAATACACCAGTCTGTTCGTAAATGTCGTGAAGCTCTAAAGGCTGAAGTTCTCCTCCCTTTCCTAGCTGAACGTTCTCAAGGCCTTCAATATCAATAATTATACCGTCTGGCTTAGCCTTAGCAATAGCCTGCTGTATTTTAAGGTGAGTAAGCTGTAGTTGATCTGCAAAACCTATGCAGCTGTCAACCATGGACTTGGGGATCATATCCTCTATGTTTGTCGCCACAGCTGAATAAGAGAGGTTAGCACGAGAAATGTCGTGCATATTTTTAGGGATGTTTGTCTTCAGGCCGTAGTCAAACAATTTGTCGCAACCCATTATAAACTTCCCTCCATACACCACCTCGTTTTCAAGGCACTCCATGTTTCTTTTATACACAGAGCTAGATGACTGCTTGTAGCTATCCCCCTTAAAGTAAAACCCCGAGTTACCATACCTGTTCTCCTTTTCTTCGAAGAACATCTTATCTACGCTTTTAAACTCAAAGTCCATGACCTCAACCATGTACTCGTCATAACCAAAAGAATGCTTGTTTAACCTTCTGTCAAACTTGGTTCTATTGAAGTTTGTAGTGTCGTAGTTATACTTTTTTGAGGCCTTCTCTGCAATTTCCTTGTACTCCTCTTCCGTAAACTGAGACCCTGCTATTCTTTTTAACTCCTGGATAGGAACCATATAAGTATGCCCAGCGTAAACTATGTCGCCAAAATTAGGGTCTTCCGTTCTGCTGTGTATAAATCTAGCGGGGTCTACATAACTTGTTTTTATTCCGTAGTTAGGATCATTAGACCTTTTTACTACAGCCATGCCTAGTACGGCTATGTCATTTACACACCTCCGATATATAGCGTCATTAAAGTCATTCCACTTTAGTGTCATGTTTGTGGCTATCTGAGCAGCCACTTCAGAAGAAGACTTTATGTTATTCCCCATGAATATTTCTGCCTCCTCAAGGGTCTCTGGAATTTCTTCCATCTCGGCAACGTCAACTCCAGTCTTCTCTTTAATAGCTTCCAGCTTCTTTTTGTTCTGGACGGCCATTTCAACCTTTTTTCTTTCTATATCTTTTTCGCTAGACGACAAAGGGTCAACTGCCTCAAGATTAGGGTATGGTTCGCTAGAAAGAATCTTGTTTACTACAATTCTAACAAACTTGGGCAAAATGGGAACTGGACTAAAGTCCATGTTTAAAAAACTTCCGTCTGAATTGCTAGGGTCAAGACTACTCAGCAGTTGCCTATATATAGAAGTATCTTGGGTTCCGTTAGCGTACTTTCTGTTTTTTTCAAAAGTTTTTGACCTCTTATTTAGTGTTGAATTTGAGTTTTCAGAACTCCCCCACTGATTTGAAATAGCTTTCGCGTATTTCAGGCCATAACTTTTTTCTGACTTTAACTCTTTTGGAGCTAAGGGGTCAGGAAAGTTGATACTATTTTTTCCCTGATTGCCGTGCATCTATCGGCAAATATAGTGAAACTAGCGATGCCACTCTTTTATCTTAGACTTCCTAAAAAACTTCTTGTCGTTGAAGTTTGAAGGCTTTTTTAGCTGCTTTGATTTTTGAGCCCCAAGCAAGGCTAGACCAGAGCTAATCGTAAGGTCGTACTTAGTTCTGTTCGTAATCTTGTATCCAATCCAATCCTCTAAAGTCCTGTTAAAATACATACTTCCAAAATCTGCCGTGTCTGGTCTTACACCGACATGATCATGAATGTAGCTCTCTATAGCATGGGCATGAGCCTGTATGACGTCCTGAGAGTTAGAAGGTATACCCTTCGTTTTTACATTATGTTTCGTATTTGCCGAAAGGAGGTGAGCTGGTCTATCCATTAAGTACCCATCATACCCCCTTGATTCAAAGTACCTTACTATGCCGTACTTGTTGTTTTCCACTAGCAGTGGGTAGCCATAATAGAACGCCGCCATTAATACGTCTTCATAGAAGATACTAGCGAGATCAGGACGAGACGCGTACTCTAGAACAAACATGCTGCTGGGTACTTTGTCGTTCATACTGAACTTATTGAACAAGTGTAAGGCCCCTTTAGATCCGCGACCATCAACAGTCTCGTCAAGATCGTAAGAGTCAACGCCACCTACCCCATACTGAGAGTTGTAGGGCATTTTCTTACCCCTGTTCTCTGAGAATTTATTTCTCATATCAGCTGGCGGTTGCCATCCGACCTTAAATCNNAGCCAACCGACCTTAAACCTCCCCCTAGGGTCTGGAGTGAAGATGACCTCTTTGTCTTTCTCCTTCCAAATAAAGTTGCCTGTCACGACTGGATCTGGATACATATTGTTGTTCCAGTCTATCTGCTGGTAGATCTTTCCGATGTTAAATATGCTTCCCTCGATACTGTCCCTGAACGCCTCATCTTCAGTTAAAGGAAACTGCCTAATAACCTCATTAAGCTCTGAAGGGTCGTGCTTCAGGGAGTCTCTCTCGTTTTTAAGGTATTGTAGGCTACCCTGATCTACATCTTCTCCGTCAACACCTAGTATTGCATTATCAGGATCATCCAGGATAGCATTACCGTAACGATCAAAAAACCCTTCAAGAGCATAAGAAGCAGGGATAAAAATACGATATAGCCCGCTTCGGGTTCTTCCGTTGGCGTTCCTTTCTCCTGGATCGGAGTCTTCCCATAGGTTTTTGTATTCTTCACCTCCTTTGTTCATTGGGTTGACTGTACTGCCAACCATAGCCTTACCTACTATTCTCTTTCCAACAATGAGACAAGTTCGCTCAATGCGCCATGCTTCTTTAATGTCGACAGGCTTCTCCCACTTTCCTGCCTCGTCGAGGTAGAGCATGTGTAGCTTTTCCCCGTCGTAGGCGTTATTGGTTGTGTTTTTCCAGTTGATGATAGTGTTGAGAGCGTCCCCCTTTTGTGACGTCTTATTCTTCTTGGTGATTCGTTTTGATGGTTCCCGAAAAGCGAGTTCCATACGTGGGTTCGTAGTGCCATCCTGAATAGGTTTAAAGAAGAAGGGGTAACTCCGAAACATCGGGATCACTTTCTTCATGAATATATTCTCTTGGGCATCTTTACCAGTTTTTGACTGGATCCCCAGGAGCTTGTCTTTTACTTGCGTAGCCTCGTCAACAAGTACAGAGGCACAGATATTAGTATAGCCAGAACGCCTACACTTAGTATATAGCTGACCGATACAACGGGTATCGATTTCACACGCAGCCATGTGAATAAATATCTCACGCTGGAAGGCAAGATACGAAGGAAATCCGATATCAATCTTACTCCATTGAAGGAACATATAGTGCCTCCCTGTAATGTACGTAGGCAAGCCATTATTGTAAAACCAAACACCGTTACGCCTGCGCTCAAACTCCTTCTCGACATAAGAAGAAAACTTCTTTCGAAATTCGGAAGGCTTCTCGAACCACTCGTCCATACTTCTAACCCTCGACAACTCCTGGGGCATAGGTATGCGTTGCCACATCTGCATCCCCTTTGGTTTGTCATGGAAGAGTATTTCAGATCGCTTTGGCTTTTTCGGAAGACCAACGTTAAGGCCGTGGAGTTCGAGTACTTCTCCTTTTTTGCCGTGAGGGTCCAGCCAAATAATGTCATCGGACTTGTCCATACCTGTTGCTTCTAAATGAAGGGACTCCAGTCTTTTTATCTGTGAGTTCCATGTATTTGCCACAGTCGCATTTAACGTCGTGACGTACAGCCCCGTCTATAACCTTTATTGTTACCCCAGAAACTTCGGATGTCTCACCGCACTCACACTTGTATTTACTCATAATGAATTGTATTGTACCCCCACCTGGACTCGAAC